CCGGAAGTTGGCGACATTGGCGAACTTCGTGCCGCAGGTCGTGATGCGCTTGTCGCACCCAGCGTGGATCGTGAAGGTGTCCGTCCCGGCGATGGCACGCACCGGGGCTTCCAACAGGGTCAGGATGGCGACGCCGTCGACGAGGTCATGCGCCAACACCTCGGCCCGCCGCCCGGCATTGGCCCCGCTGGTCCAGTCGAGAGTGCCGAAAGTGAACCAGCCGGAGGTGAAACCGCCAAGCCCAGAGGCAGTGAAGGCACGGTCGCGCAGCACATCGATGATCGCGCCGGTGCCCTTGAACGGTGATGCCTCGAGATCGACCCCGCAGCGCGCATCGCCAAGCGTGGCGTCGCAACTCGCCTGAAACGTTCGCCCGACGGTCTGGCCAAGGACATGGGCCAGGCTGCGCACTTCAGCCACGAAGGCCAGCCGCCCACGCCGGATCTGACCGATGGCCCCGCGCCGCATCAGCAGGCGCTGGGAGGTCACGGCCCAGTTCACCCGCCAGACCTCGACCGCTGCATTGTCCCAGCGGCCGTCGAGGATATCGGTCTCGGTGATCCGGTCGGAGGACAGCACGCCTTGGGCGTCCTGCGCGTCGACGGAAAGATCCGAGCCAGACCGCACTTCGGAGGCGGCAAAACCGCTTTCCGGCTCGAAATCGGTGCCGTCGAACGTCAGGGTCCGGTCGTGATCGGTGAAGCCGAGCGTCACCCCATCGGCCCGCACAATCCGCCAGCACCAGGCCAGCGTCGTCGTGCCCTCGTCGAGATGGGACTGCAGCGCGGGCGGGAGGGCCTTCACTTCCGCCCCCAGCCGCGCCACAGGGCGACCGAGGCCAGCGCCGAGGACACGACACCGCCCGCCGCGCCGGTCAGGGCGTAGAGGTTGAACGGGCGCAGATCGAAGCTGCCCGTCACCAGATCGAAATCCGCCAGCCCGGCCATGGCCAGCCCGGAGGCGGCAAGACAGGCCAGATAGACCAGCCCACGTGCGAGGTTCCAGTTCATGATGTTGCCTTTCCTGTGAAAAATTCCATCAGCTGCTGCCACCACGACCGGGTGCCAGGCGATTGGTTTGGCACCGGTATTGGCAGGGGCGGCGGCACCGGCTGGCTCGCCGGGCGCAGCAATGCCAGCGCCTCGGTCTCGGTCAGCCGTCGGACCGGCCGCGAGAAATCGACCCGGCCGTTGCGATCCACCGCCCAGACCGGGATGGTGCCGGTCGGATAGCGGCCATCGCGGAACAGATCGCGTTCGGCCTCGCGCCGTGAGCGGATCGCGGCGGGGCGCAGCCAGCCCATGAATGCCTGTGCAGCGGCGGCGCGGTTGCCCGCGTTCAGATGACGGGTCAGCGATGCCTTGGCGATGCCGCCAGTGTTGTAGTGAAAACTGACCAGCGCATCGAGCTCGTGAGGCTCCAGCCGCACCTTCACCGCGCGCAACACCTCCGCCTCGTAGGCCACGATGTCGCTGCGGAAGAGCAGGAACGCCTCGCGGATCCCGGCGTCGAGATCGGCGGGCATGCCGCGCGGCATCTGGGCCGGATCGGGCGGCCCCGCCGCAGCTGTATGGCCGATGCCGAACGTCCAGACGTTTTTGACATCGAGATAGGGTCCGGGCACGAGTCCTTCGTGCCGGACGAGGGCCAGCAGGCCCCGGTCGGTCATGTGCATGAGATTACCGGAGAAGCGAGAGGATCAGGATCAGTGCTGCGATGGCGAGACCGATACGCAGGCGATGGGCGAAGGCCTGCCGGGGGTCGGCGGGGTCGCAGCGGAGGGAGCGCGCGAGGCGGAGAAGTTCACTCATCGCCGCCGCCTTCGTTGGCGCGGCGCAGGCGGGCGAGCAGCATCTCGATGAAGGCCGGGCCGAAGACGCCCACGAGATAGGCGGCGGACCCCGCCGCCCCGCCTGCGGGGATCGCTTCAGGCGGCAGGCCGAGCCAGGCGGTGATCACGGCCATGGAGAGGCTGCCCATTCCGGCCGCGATCAGCCCGCCGAGCAGGATGTGCCGCAGGGCATCGCGCAGCCGCATCTTCGTGGTCAGTGCGTTCGTCGCGCCGCCGAGAGCGCCCCAGGCGGCGAGGATCACCGCAGTGGACGTGGCGAGTTCCTTCAGGACCGCAGCAACAAAGCGGGATTCATCGTTCATCGGCGCAGTTCCAGAAGCGGGATGGAGGTGATCGAGCCGAGCCGCTCGAGATCGAGCGTCACGTCGAGCACGTCGGTGTCGAAGCGGACGGGCACGTCGAACTCGAACCCCGCGGTGATCGCGACGCCGGAACCCGGGGCGGCGGCGAAGGTGACGACGCCGGTCGTGGTGTCGACCGACCAGCCGGAGGGCTGCTCGACGCCCGACAGCGCGATGCGCACGGTTCCGGTCACCGGCTTCGCGATGGCGCGCGTCCAGGATTGCGCGCCCGAGGCGTAACGCTTCACCAGCTGGAAGGCGGTCGTCGCGCCGTCTCCGGATCCGATGGCCTGGTCGGTGGGCAATGGCGTCTGGGACGGCAGGCACGACTTGAAGTCGCCCCAGTCCTTGAAGCGGAAGCCGTGCAGGCGACCGTTCCGCGCTTCGAAGAAGGCGACCACCGCCGCCAGATCGTCAGCGCGGCGGATGCCGTAGGCGACGTCGTAGCGGCGGCGCGAGTTGGCCCAGCTGGCGTTGCGCTCCTCGTCGCCCGAGGCAAGCTCGACGATCTGCGTACGCCGCTCCGGTCCGCCCCGCGCGCCCCGGCTGATGTTGTCTGGGAATCGGACCTCGTGAAACGCCATCACATGCCCCTCCGACCGAGCGACACGGCCCGGGCGATGTCGGCCGCGACCTGCGTGCGGGACTGGCGGAAGCTCTCGGCGTCGCGGGCCATGATGGTGACGTTGACCCCGCCGCTGGTGCCGTAGCTCTGGGCCTCGCGCCGCGACAGCACGCGCTCACCGCGCTGCAGGATTGCCGGCACCTCATCATGCCGAAATCCGGCCATGCCGCCTGAATGCATTCGCGGGGCAGCGGCGAAGGCCATGGCCGGGACCATGCGCGCGGGCCCGGCCGCGCCGACCATCCCGCCCGCATGCAGGACGTTGGCGAAGATCCCGCCCGCGCCGGAGAACACGCCGGACAGCGCGTTTGCGATCGGCCCGAGGATGAACCGCCGCGCCGCGAGCTGGGCGAGGTCGGCGATCATCGACGTGACCATGTCGCGGAAGTTCAGCTTGCCTGTCTTCACGAACTGGCCCACCGCGTTCTCGGCCGACTGGAAAGCGCCGACGAGGCTCTGGCCGATGTCGCCACCGATGTCGCGGGCCTTGCTGGCGTAATCCGACAGCGCTGCCGTGACCGCCTGCCACCCGGTGACGGCGGCCTCGGTCGCGGGCTCCGCTGCAGCGGCGGCGGCTCCGGCCGCCGCACCAGCACCCGTGGCGGCGCGTCCGGCTTCACCAAGCGCCGTCTCCAGCCGTTCGGCCGCGCCGGTGGCCTCGGTCAGCGCATCGGCACTGGCCTCGTCGGTACCGCGTACCGCGTCGCGCAGCGCCTGCCAGCTTTCGAGGGGCGCGCGCGCGCCTTCCGCCAAGTCGCGCGCGGCACCACGGTAGACATTCGCGGAATCCAGTGCCCGGGCGGCCGCGTCCGTGAGCCCGAGATCGGGCGTGGTGAGCGGGTTGTCCTCGAAAGCCCGGTCGAACGCCGCCTGCGCCGCCGTCGTGGCAGCACTAGCCACGCCCTCGAAGCGGTTCTCGATCTCGCCGAGTTTGAGGTCGGGCACCAGCGAGATGCGGCGCTCCGAGCCGAGCGCTTCCAGCCCCTGGTTGATTCCGCCGATGAACCCGTTGATGCGCGAGACCACGCCGTTCAGCATCGCCTCGACGCCGTCGACAAGGCTGTTGGCCGCCTGGAACGCGAGGTCGCCGATGGCGGCCGGCAGCAGGCCCCAGATCGCCTTGATCGCCTCGTAGGCGCCTTCGAAGGTGTTCGCGGCGGTGTTGCCAAAAGCCACGACGCTCTCGATGGCGCTCTGCATCCCGGAGGCCGCGTCGGCCTTCAGGTCGAAGAACATCGCCGTGGCGGCGGCGCCCGCCGCAGCGGCGCCCATGCGGATCCGCTCCCAGACCTCGACCGCGAGGTCCTTCAGGAGCGACATCGCCTCGCCGAAACCGCCCGCGCCGGAGACGAGGCGGGTGAACTGGTAGACGAGCTCGCCCGCGCCGACGATCAGCGCCCCGATGCCGGTGCGGATCAGCGCGCCGCGCAGGACGACGAGCGCAGTGGCGAGGCCACGGACCGAGAGCGCCGCGGCGGCCATGCCAGCCACCCAGCGGCCCGCGAGGAAGGCGGCGAAAGTCGCGGCATAGGTCATCAGGCGGCCGATGTTGTCGAAGAGACCGCGGATGGCGATGCCCAACGGCCCGGTGCGGCTGGCAACCGCCGCCATGGCGTCTGCGACGGCTTCCAGCGCGGGTGCCGCAGCCACAGCGAGCTGGTTGGAGAGCCCGCGCCAGATCAGTCCGAGCCGGGAGATCGCATCGTTCGTCCGCTCGATCTGGTCGGCGTCCTGCTCGGAGACCACGACACCGAAAGCAAGCACGTCCTCGGTCGCCTGGCGCAGCGTCGCGGTGTCGATCCGGCTCATGGCGATGGAGCCTTCCTCGCCGAAGAGCTGGCCCGCGACGGCCGCGCGTTCGGCGGCAGGCACGAAGCTCTCGATGGCCGCGTTGATCGCACCCACGCGCTGGTCCAGCGGCAATGCGATCAGCTCGTTGGCCGAGAGCCCCAGCCGGTCCAGCGCGTCGGCCGCGGGACCGGTCCCGGCGGCCGCCTGACTGAGACGGCGCGTCAGATCCTTGGTGGCCTGCTCGATGCCGGACATGGAAACGCCCGCCAGCTCGCCCGCGCGCTCCAGCGTCTGGATCGAGGCGACCGTGGTGCCGAGCGACTGGGCGAGCTTGGCCTGCGCATCGACCGTCTGCAGCCCGGAGCGGATCATCGCCACGCCAGCGGCGGCAGCAGCTGCCACGGCGGCGGCCGCCGCAACCCGCACCCGCCGCGAGAAGGCCGCGAGCCGGGCGTTCGCCGCTTCCATCTCCCGGCTCAGCCGTCCGAAGCCACGCGATCCCGCTTCGCCCACGCCTTCGAGCTCGGCGCGCACCTGCCGCCCGCCCACAGCCGCGAGGCGGACGCTGACGCGTTTCTCGGCCATCGGTCAGATTCCTTGCTTTCGCCGCATGGGCGTCTTACGTTTATGCCATCGATCAAATGAAGGTATGACCATGGCCGAGACCGCGACCCTGTCCTCGAAGTTTCAGATCTCGATTCCCAAGGCGATCCGGGCCGCCCAGCACTGGGAGGCCGGGTTGACCTTTGCCTTCATCCCGAAAGGCACGGGCGTCCTGCTTGTGCCGGTGCCCAAGCGGGAGGCGCTGAAGGGGCTCGCGCGCGGCGCGTCCGCCACCGATTATCGCGACCGGACGGACCGCGTCTGATGATCCTCGTCGACACGTCGGCTTGGATCGAGTGGCTCATCGGCTCGCCGACCGGCGAGAAGCTGTCCGAACATCTGCCCGAACAGGGCGAATGGCTCGTGCCGACCATGGTCCAGCTGGAGCTGGCGAAATGGCTGACCCGCGAGGTCGGCGAGGACAAGGCGGATCAGGTCATCGCTTTCACGCAGGTCTGCCACGTCGTCCCGCTCGACACCGAGATCGCGCTGGCGGCCGCGGAAGCCTGCCGCGAGCACAAGCTCGCCACCGCCGACGCGATCATCTTCGCAACCACCCGCGCACAGGGCGCGACGCTCCTGACCTGCGACGCGCATTTCGAGGGGCTGCCCGGCGTCTCGCTGATCGAGAAGATCAAGACCTGACACCGGGGCCGCCATTCGCGGCCAGCTCCTCGTTCAGCTTCCGCACCATCACCGCCTCGATGACGGGCAGCAGTTCGGCCATGGCGAGCGGCGTAACGCCGAGCGCGTCACCGAGCGCCAGCGCCGCCGACAGGTCCCAGCCGATCACCGCGCCGGGCAGCACGCGCAGTTGTCCGCCGAGACGGCCGACCAGGTCCCAGACCTGCCAGCCCTCGTGGGTGAGCGGCCGGTTCAGCCGCGCCGGGCAGTCCGGGCAGGCTTGCGTGCAGGCTTGGCAGTATCGCTCGCCCCCTCCGAAGGACCATTCGGCGAGAGCGCGGAGGCGTTTTTTTCCTGCTCCACTAGCAGGCCCTTCGAGACATAGGTCAGCTGGAAGGCCTCGAAGATCGGCCAGACATCGAGCAGC